TTTACTGTGACAATATTTCTTTGCTTCTACAATACGATCTAATAGTGGTCTATCTCTCATCACATCACGATCTAAATTGATATAATGAAACCCTGCACTTGCAAGTGATACTACTTCATTTGGTTTAGATACTTCTCTAAGTATAGTATTCTTTATCTCTAACTCTGGATATTCCCGTTGTATCTGACCCGTAGAAACCCATGATGTATGAGGTATTGTTGCACACCTTACACCATTGTCATATAGAAACTTAAAGTTCTTGATGAACTCATCTAAGTTCTTTTGATCTGGTCTGACCCATATATTATTGAAAGTTGCTGATAGGGGTATACCTGTCTCTTGCGAGATATATAATGCATTCTTCACTGCTCCCTGTGCATCATTGACACTACGAAATACGTCTCCCATTGCGTCTTGCATAAAGGGTGGCATTCTTGTAGTGAAATACAAGTCGTATATTAAGTTAGAATGTTTCTTTAGAAATGGTATAAAGTCACTATCAATGAACTCAGGACTGAGTTTCGGGTTGATCGGAAGACTGAAGACTCCTGTCCTTAAGGTTGTTAGTTGCATAATCTGATAAGACACCTGCTGTGTCAAATAGTTGTGGGGGTTTTCCTTCCATCATCTTCTCTACTCTGTCCTCTGCTGCTTCTTTAATACCTCCAATGGATTTATTAACTGCTGTTGAGTACATCATAGCAAGATCGGTAACTGCTGCTTGGTCTTCTGGTGCCATTTGCAGCAAGGACTCTAGGTTACCTGCTTGTATTCTACCAGTAGTTAGCAAATCTATCGCACTTTGTTTTCCCATACGAGCAATCCAATACTTATGCTCTTCCATATTCTCTAACTCTTTGTCTTCTAATATTTTTACAATTTCTTCTGGATTTTCAGTCCCTGCCTTTTCCTTAATAATAGCAAAGAAACCATTGAGTTCCTCTTTACATTGGTGGATTTTGTTTAACCATATTTGTTTATCGAGATACAGTAACTCTAGTTCATACTGTCTGTCAATCTTATGAAACTCATCTTTCTCTTTATCACGAGCAGCAGTAACTCTAGCAATGTCATTAAGACAACGCTTGAACTGTATAGTAGTTTTTTGTAATGCGTTAGTTCTACCCTGTATCTCCATCATTGCCTGACGTACTTGTCTGTATGGAGATACTTGTGAGTTTACAACAAAGTATTCGTTTTGAAATTTAGTTTGTCCGAAGTGTTGTTGTTCTGACCATGCCATCAACGCTTCATCAAACTTGTCTACATCATATTCACTTATATGTTTTAAATCTTCTAAAGTCTCTCTGATATGATAATCAGAATTTGTATCCGCCTGAGTAGTCGAAAGTTTCTTTTCTTTCGATGTTTCCTGTTTCTTCATTGGTTGTGCATCTTCCATATTCAAGACATTGTGCATTTGACATTGCAATGCTGAAGTAATCTTCAAGCACTACGTTCAAGTCACGAACACTCGTACATCCATTTACAATCTGGATCATCTTTTGTTCTGCGACTGCTAGGTCATAGAGTTTTGTTTTAAACTCGTTTTGTTTATCAACTATTTTAGTCGCAAACTCCAAAGTTGTCAAGTCCCTGACCTCTGCTAACTTATGTATAAGTTTTGTCTCAAAGGAATTATCAGCAATATATGCGGTTGCCTCGCATATTTGATCTACCCAAGTTGCTTCTTCAAGTGTAGAAAACTTAGTTAAAAGAACATTATGTCTGTGTTCAAACTCTTCTTGAATCGCTAGGGTTATCACATCTTTCATAAAAGGAATAACATAATCTGAGTATATTGAATCCTCTATAGTCTCTTTCTCTTTATTTGTAGTTCCTTCTTCATTTACACCATAGGTAGATCTCTGGAATCTGATCTCTCCCCAATACTTATCTCCCATGATACCATTTTTACTGGAATATCTAAGATAAGTTATGTGCTGTGGTATGTATTTAAAATATTCGTCTGCAAGATGATAGGATTCTAATCCCAAATAAGTTCCAACATGGATACCCCACTCCCCTACTTGAGGATATTTCTCGACATCTAAGACGATGACGTCATTTGAAGTTGTGCTAATCATTAGTAGTTAGGAATTGCTGTACCATAATCGTAGTTGCCCTGCCCTGATACAGAACTAGAGGACGAACAGTGTGCTGATGACATACCACCATGTCCTGTTGGTGGTGCGTTTCCACCTAAATTGTTGTAACTATCACTATTGTAGTTAACTTTAAATGTATTATTGTTCTGTGAACCATTATAGTTACCTAAACAATAACCTTTTCTCATACCCATTTCAAAGTTTTCTTCACCCATATTACCAAAGTTAAGACCTCTAACCTGTATACCAGTAAGGTCACTACACTTCTGGTTACCGTTCTGGTTGTTATTACCTGTACCAACGTACATATGTCCTAACATAGTAGGAAGAATCTTTTTCCAACCATCACCACCTGGTCCGTGTTCCCACGATACCCATGATTCTGTCTTGAAAAACTGACCTCTTCTAGTTCCTGATCTCTTGACCCAACCATAGAGTCTACCGTGTCCACCCCATGTAGGGTCATCTCCACCATCATCATAATCTGGCGGGAAACCAGAGGTTCTCATAACCTCTGTTTTTAAGTTAAACACGTCAGTTCTTGAGTTACCACCACCATATAAGTATGAGTATCCACCTGCAAATACATGATCTTGGTGAGATCCCATTGAACCTCTGCTCACCGTCATATCCCATGCAGATTGATGTGCTAAACCAGTCTCAGTTGACATTGACATTGCATTAGTATAGGTTGAAGAACCTCGATATGTGTTCTCCATAGAGTGAAAGAAGTGCTTGGTATCTGTCCAAGACCCTGACATATAAGCACCCGATCTATCTAAAATATCTCCTAAGTTTGTTGATGTATCTGTAGAATGAACTGTTCTGTTAACATTTTGCCATGGCGAACCACTTTGGTATCCACCACCAACATATCCATGTGTCCAAATTCTTGCTGTTGACCACCCTGTATCGTTTTCTCCATCAAATGACCAGTATGCGTTAGTTCCGTCTGATCTTAGTAATGCTCCAACTGTGTATGATGCTGAATATCTGTTTGTAGATTGATCTGGTAATGAACTACCTGCTCCTGCAATAGGACCCCATTGTACCTGTGCTGCATCTTGATCGTATGAGTAACCTTCAAAGGTTCTATCTGTACTATTATATCTGAATAATCCTTCTACTGGTGAACCTGGTCTTTGAGCAGTAGTTCCTACTGGAACTTTCATACCATCAGTACCTGCAACATCTAAGGTAAAACTAGGTGTTGCGTCATTAATACCAATTCTATTGTTAGTAGAATCAACATAAAGAGTTCCAGAATCAAAATTAAAGTTGCCAGACGCTTCCAGTTGAAACTCTGCGGTTCCACCTCCACCTGTCAGGGATA